AACCGGTATTATCGACTACATTAACAGGAATCTCTATCCTTATCGTTTCTGCCAAGCATCTCACCTCTTTTCATTTTTCTTGATATTTTCTTCAATCCATACCTCTGTAGAGGCAAAAAGAAAGGCTCTGACCCCTACGGGCAAGGCCATTACCTCATCCGGCCTTATGCCCTGTCTCTGGAAAATCCAGTGCAACAGGGCTGATTTGTAGCCGGACCTTATAAGTTTTTTGCTGTTTCAACCTTTGTTTCTTCTGTATCGTAGCCTGAAAGCTCGTCCAGAACAGCTAATACGTTCTCTTTTTCTCCCGGAAGCAGTACTGCATCAATAACATCCAGGGCATTAATAATGTGTTTTCCTCTCCGTCTTAATGCTTCCTGAACCTGTTTGTTGTTCCACAGTTTTTCCTGATCTTCTGCGATTGTCGCATTGTAAATCATAGAACTACGGAGTTTCGCGTTGTCTACTCCTTCAGCTACCTTTGTGCCAGTTCTCTTATTTTTCACATACTTAGTATATTTCTTACGAATTTCATACAGGGTTTCATCTGCTAATGCGTGAATAGAGAAGACAAAATAAAGCTTCCCATTACGGACAATCTCAATTTTCTTTGTCTCTTCTTCCGCATTTTCTGCCGCATCCAAAAGACCCGCCAGATAACCCGCCTCATTTGCCGCCATATCAGCTTTTAATACTTCATCTGCCTCAGCTTCTGTCATATCAATTTCAGTTGTTCTTGGTTCTTCATTTTCGATATTTGCAGTTCTTGCCATGTATTATTTTCCTCCGTTTATAAAAATAAGGGTGGCCAGTTTTAGCCACCCTTGTGTTGACCAGATATCAAATTGTCAGTGATGAACGGGGTTCTACTTCCCCGTTGCAGTGCAGATTATAAGATCTTGATAATGTATCTCCTGTACTTACATTCTGCAGATCCTGGTCGCCGCTAAAGATACATTCACGATATGTAATGCGTTCCTGGGAGCCATTACGCCCTTCAATAACTCCATCTAAAGTAATAACCGGGCTTTCTCCTTTATTTACCGCACTAACAACATTGTTGAATAATTCGCCATCCAGAACAACGATCTCCGAAATTGTAATCGTGACTCCAATAGTATTGTTTGTTTCCAGTTCTCTGTTCTGTCCTAATGGCTGATATTTGGTATTATTAAAAGATGTTTTCGACTGAAAACTGCTTACCTGCGCAAACGGAACCCCATCTGCATTGTAAAGCATGGCATCTTTACCTGAACGACTATGTCTCGCGTCTGTTGCAGCACTTGTATTTAACATTCACCTTTCCTCCTTTACTCTGCATTGGTACTGAATCTAAACTTATAGAATGAGTAAATATGTTCCGCAGAATCCTTATCAATGATATCAAGGTCAAAATAACAGTTATCTGCGTCTGCAATATAAGTCGTGCTCTCAGTTACTGTTCCTGCTGTTAATTTTTTTTCTTTGATCATGGCATTGATAATTCCCTGAATTTTTCCAATAATAGTGGCTTTTCCATTTTTATCAGGATCGACTTTTCCAACTAAAGCGTCGGACTGGGCATTTGCTCTGTACAATAACTCATATCTTGTTCTTACACGGCGGATTTTCTTCCAACCTTTATCTTTGTTATCTGGAAGATTGATCAGTGTATTGATTCCAGCATCAATCCATACCTCATCTTCTGTAGACTTACTAAGAACCAAGCATCCCTTCAGTTCCGCTTTTATAATCTGAGTATTTGTAAGCGGTTCTGCAAGATCTACATATCGAGTAATCACCATATGAGTCACTGCCTGATTTGCAGGAGTTGCTGCAATAAGTCCAGCAATCAAGCCGGCAGTCTGATATCCATCCAGAGTTCCCTCATTGATAAAGACTTTTGGATTGAGAACATAAACTATATTCTCACCATCAAATCCTGCTGCCGCATTCATTCTTTCGTCTAAATCTTTGTTATCTTTCTCTGCAACAACTCCAATCCCAAACTGACTGGTTTCATAAATTCTGTCCAGAAATGCCTGTAACAGCGCATGTACTGCTGTATCTTCTGTATCAACACAAATTGTATTGAAGAAATATTTTTCTGCCTGTGAAAAAGCAGCTGAATAATTGGCAGTTGCTACTGTAGGATTCTTTCCTCCCGTAAACGCTGTCTGATTCACATTAGTCATGATTCCTTTTGCAGATTCTTCAAGATTAGCCGTGAAATTCTTTGAATTTGCAAAAGCACTTACAAGACTTGCAGCTTCATTATCGCCTGCTGAAAAATATACTTTTTCAAATTCAGTAGTTCCTGTATAGATAATGCATTCTTTCCTGTCTTTGTCGGTTAAGCGGTTTCTAATAGTTACAGAAAATGGCATCTCTCCTGGATGTTTTGCTGTGATCTTAACTTTTCCAGTTGCAGCTGTAAGACTTACGCTCGCCACAGCTCCGCCCGTTCCATTAAGGCGACAGCAAATAACTTTCTTTGCACCACCATACAGAACTTCACGAATCAGGTCAGTCGTTAATCCATCTCCGTAGATTGTTGTGTAATCGTCTCCTCTCTCTAAGACTGTTACTTTATCTACTGGTCCAAACGTTGCTTTAAACACAGCTACAACAACTCCGTCAATTGCCCCGAAAGAATCATCGTCACCATTCTTATCTACGTTGAAATAACTTCCTGGTCGAACTTTTGTACCTACTTCAGGAATCTGGAAATATTCCGCCATTATTTGACCTCCTTCTTCATAAATTCTTCGACAAGCTTCTCGGCTTCTGAAACAGTCATGCTTTTCTTTTTTGACAGTTTCAGTGTCACCATCGCGCAATCAGGACAAGAAAAAAGCTGATCGCGTGCGGCAATCAGCTCATCTACCCCATATTCCGTTTCTTTCTCTGCCGGAAGAACTTCTTTTGTTTCTTCCGGAGCATTTGTTTTCTTTGTTTCTGCCATTGCTTCTCCTTTCAATTTGTGAATTCCATGCCTATTCTTGCAATATTATGTTTTTTCACACTGCATCTGAGACATCCATATTTACCAGTTATAGTCAGCTGTCCCTCTCTGAGGTAATCTGACTTATTATTCAGTTCTAATCCCTGAATAGTCATAGGGGAGTCATCCAGCATGATTATCTCCTCATCTATGGCTACCTTCTGATTGATAGATGCAAGTGTCTTTAACCTTGTGCCAGCTCCCGGATAAATCAGATGTACTGCGATTTTCCCTATAAACCATGAAATCGTATTCATGCAATGCCCTGTTGTATGCGCTAAATGTGCCAACCTACAATAGAACACTGGCGTTTTAGAGGTTTCGACAAAATCTCCAACATTGTCTATGCCAAGCACAATTGTTTCTGGAAATATCTTTTTGATATACGCAGCTACCGCAAGAACCGGATCAGGATCCGTGCTGAATTGCTCTGAGTATTCGAGGATGTCAAATGCCATTTCTTTGCACCACACCTCTTTTCCCTCAATCGCGTATGATTCTGTACGCGCCCATGCCACGCAAAACGGTGCTTCTCCTGTCGGCTTCATCAGTACGTCCTGAAGGCAGTGCTTCACAGCTGTTTCAATATCTTCGATTATTGTACTGGTTTTATCCGTATACATTGCAACATACAAGGTTCCTGCCGATGATCGTTCCTGGTTAACCTGCATATCGATACGATAGCAAATTCTCGGATACTGTGTAGCTCCTTCCCATCCCTCCTGCTGGTCCGCCGGAAACTCAGAATCAAATATTGCAGGTACTCCGGCATATGTAGCAAGCATTGTCTGCAAATTTTCGTCTGCAGAGAGACGTTTAAAAATCAGTTCACTAAGATTCATCCGCAGCCTCCTTGTATTCCTGAACAGTACGAAGACCATCACCCGAATACCTTATTTCCCACTCATTTTTATAAACCTCTGAAACAGGTATGAAGAAATGATTCTGGGTGTTTGTCTTCTCATTCGGAAACATGACTGTGAGTCGTTCCTCAGAAACATGATAAACAATGCCGGATATTCCTTCTTTCCATGTTCTATGCTTTGCATATATGAGTGTTCCTCTGCGTACTTCATCCATATCGAATTCTATTCGTTCAATATGATTAATCAGCATATCAGCCTCCTATCTCTGCAAATATAGCCATGATATTCGGCAATGCAGTCTGTTGTATCTTGTCGACAAAAGGACGGGCTGCCATCTTTCTGGTTCCATGTTCTAGGTAACCAGCATATCCCATGCCTGA